CGCATTTCTGTTGCTGATGGTTTTGTCCACATAATGTGTACTCCTTTCAATTAAAATAATATACTTTTACCAGTATATATGTATATTATACACTATATGTGTAGGATTTGCATCGGTTATTGTATGATTTACAACTAAGGAATTTAATGAGTAAGTTTATTAGACATTTACCATGTCCTAAGTGCCGTAGTAAAGATAACTTAGGAGAATATGATGACCATTTCTATTGTTTTGGTTGTCAATACTATAAGACTAAAGAAGATTTAGAATCACTGCGTAGCAGATTCAAATCAAAAAGCCCCAGTAATGTAACTACTAGTGTGTTACATACAACTGAAGAGCTACCTCAAGTAGCGATGAAGTGGTTGTTGTCTTATGGTATTACACTTAATGAAATAGTAAAATATAATTTCCAATGGTGTACTGACAATGGAACTTTAATCTTACTTAACACTAGTAACTACTGGCAGGGTAGATCATTTAAATCTTATGGTCCTAAGTATTTAAGTAATGGTCCTAAACCATTGACAGTTTACGGAAAATCTGCTACAATAATTCTAACAGAAGATATTTTATCAGCAATAAAAGTATCTCGTCAGCAGCAAGTCTGCTCCGCTCCCTTGTTGGGGAGCAGCCTAGCTACTAACTTTGAAGAAGAGTTAGTAAACAATTATCAGACGGTATACGTCTGGTTAGATAGAGACAAAGCAAAGAATGCAATAAAGATAAAGAACAGATTAAAAAGTTTAGGGTTAGAAAGTAAAGCAATCATTACTAACTTAGATCCTAAAGAGTATAACAATAAGGAGATTGAACAGTGGTTGAAGAACAGATAATTAAATTGTTCTGTACTGACAAAGAATACTATTCTAAGTATTACAAGTATGTTAATCTTAACTACATTAAGACTAACTATACTAATCATTACAAACTATTTAACAGTATAGACAGTTACTACAATGCTTATCCAGATAAAGAAAGCATTAGTACAACAGAGTTAGAAATACAATACAACAGTAATTATTTATTACAAGAGTCTGAACGTAAAGAACTTACGCATCTTGTTACACGAATCTTTGAAGCTGAAATCACCAACAAAGATGCAGTAATTAATCTCCTAAATGAACATCGCAGGCGAGGACTAGCAGGTGACCTCGCTAAGCTTGCTCTCGATGTAGAAGATGGTACTGCTAATCCAGATAGTTTGATAGAAAAGTTTAAAGACTTTGAGTTAGATGAAATTGAAGATAAAGGTTTTAACTTTCAAAACATGAGTCTAGCTCACATATATGAAGAACAAGAAAAGAATCCAGGTCTACGTTGGAGACTTAACTGGCTTAACAAATCACTGGGTAGTCTACGCAAAGGTAACTTTGGATTTATCTTTGCTAGACCTGAGACAGGTAAGACTACTTTCTTAGCTAGTGAGATAACACACATGATTAAACAAACAGATGGTGATATACTATGGTTCAATAACGAAGAAGCTAACATAGGTGTTGCTGAAAGAATTAATCAAGCCTTTGCAGGTGTTGAACGTAGAATACTTAAAGGACAGCAGCAAGCTGCTTACGAAAAACAATATGAAGATATAGTAGGTGATAGAATTAAACTAATAGGTAATGAAATAACAGAGTCTACTAACCCTAAAGTAATTGAAGACATACTTAAAAAGACTAAACCAGCATTAATTATTTTTGATCAGATAGATAAGATCAAAGGGTTCAAAGCAGATCGTAATGACTTAGAACTCAAAGCTATTTATCAATGGGCTCGTGAGATTGCCAAGAAGTATGCACCAGTTATTGCAGTATCACAAGCATCAGGCGAAGCTGATGGTAAGCTATGGCTTACAATGAACATGGTAGATGGTAGTAAAACAAGTAAACAAGGTGAGGCTGACTGGATGTTAGGTATAGGTAAAGAACAAGACAACACTTCACGACTTAGATACTTCAACATATTGAAGAACAAGTTACCAGGTGATGACGATACTCTACCTGACTTACGTCACGGCAGTACTCAAGTATTAATTAAACCAGAGATTGCGAGATATGAAGACATCTAAACCATACATAGTACTTGATGTAGAAACAACTACATCTAATAAAGGTAACCCATTTGATCAAACTAATAAGCTCTGCTATATTGGAGTAGATGATCAAGTGTTTAATATCGAGTATGATGTTGAGCCCTACAAGGATAATCTCCTAAATGTACAAGAGTCGATAGACTCTGCCACTGTCCTTGTGGGGTTTAATATCAAATTCGATTTACATTGGTTAGCAAGGTATGGAATTACCTTTGCTACTAAACGTATATGGGACTGTCAAGTAGTACAGTTTATACTTGATGGACAATCAAACCCATATCCTAGTCTTAATGGTGTTGCTGAACACTACGGATTAGAATCTAAACTGGACATAGTGTCAGAACAGTACTGGAAGAATGGTATTGACACACCTGATATACCAGAAGAAATACTTACTGACTATCTTAAACAAGATGTTAAACTAACTGAGCAGATATTTCTAAAGCAAATGGAAGAACTCAACAAACGTCCTGAACTTAAACGGTTAGTTAGTTTGCACAATCAAGATCTATTAGTGTTGCAAGAAATGGAATTTAATGGTATACTATATGATTATGATAAAAGCAAAACGTTAGGAGACGAACTTGAAGAACAGATTGCTAAACTGGACCAAAGACTTTTTGAATACCACAGCTTTGATAATTTTAACCCTAATAGCGTGGACCATCTTAGCGCTTTCCTTTACGGTGGGACTATTAAGTACAAGCATCAGCGTCCTGTCGGACATTACAAATCTGGCGCTAGAAAAGGTGAGATCAAACTACAATGGTTTGATGAAGAGCACCAGTGTCCACGACGAGTACGACCTCTGAAAGGTACTGAGCTCGCTAAAGAAGGTCTTTACTCTACTGATGAAAAGACCTTACGCTCGCTTAAACCTAATGCAGAAGGTCAACAGATTCTAGATATACTCTTAACAAGAGCTACGCTAGAAAAAAGAAAGTCAACTTATTACCATGGTTTATGTAAGTTGATTGATGATAATAACTGGAAGAAAGGAGAAATACATGGGCAACTAAACCAGTGTGTAGCAAGAACAGGTAGGTTATCTAGTAGTAGACCTAACCTACAAAACTTTGATGGAGAGATTAAGTCTCTCTTTACCTCAAGATATTAAGGAGATATGTATGGAAACAGTTAAAGACGTAGATCAAAAAATCTACGCAGGAGTTATTGTAATCTTTTGTTTAGGTTTAGCAGCAATTTTAATAGGACCTAATAAAGAAAAACCAATAGAAGATATTATAGCAGAAGAAATTATTATATCTAGTATAGATAACGTAACTACTTTTGATATACCAGAATCAGAACCTTTACCTGAGATTATTATTAATGATCCTATTCTACCTAGAGCATTACCTCCATTGGTAGAAGGTGGTGAGGTTTATTTCGAGGAACTATAATGTTACTCCAGGCAGATGCTAAACAATTAGAGTGGGTAGGTGCAGCCTACCTAAGTCAAGACGACCTAGCTATACAAGAAATCTGGGACGGAACTGACATGCACTCTGACAACCAGACTAGGTTTGGATTACCCTCTAGGCTTATAGCCAAGACATTCGTATTCAGACTTATCTATGGTGGGTCTGCCTACTCATATGCTAATGATCCTAACTTTAAAGAGATTGGTAATGAATCATATTGGCAAAACATTATAGATCAATTCTACAACAAGTATACTAAACTAAAGGAGTGGCATGATGAAATAGTATTTAGAGCTAAACGAGATAGGAAACTTACTATGCCTACTGGTCGTGTGTATTACTACGAACCAGAGGTTACGAGCTATGGGGTTAAATACCCACGAACTAAGATACTTAACTATCCAGTTCAAGGCTTAGGTGCTGACTTAATGTCAATAGCAAGAGTTTCTTTACGTAATAGATTACTCAACAAGGAAGGTGTTAAACTAATTAATACTGTACATGATTCAATTATACTTGACTTTGATTCTAAAGTATGGGATAATAATAGTATAGTTAAAATTGTTGAGAAATGTTTTAACGATGTACCTGATAACTTTGAAAAGTTATTCGGACATAAGTTCAACTTACCCATGAGAGTCGAATGTGAAGTCGGTGAAACATGGGGCAATATGGAGATAGTTAATGTTAATTAATATTATTGATGTAGCACAACCACAAACAAGTACTAACCGTAATGGTAGACAATACCAGTCATTAGAAGTCACATATAAAGATGACCAAGGTAGAGTAAGTAGCAAGAAACTAATGTCATTCTCTAATCCAGATGTGTTTAAAACAGCACAGACTTGGGAGAAAGGTGACTCAGTAAACATTGCTATGGAAAAAGATGATGCTGGATATTGGAACTGGACTGCAGTATTAGCAGATGGAGAGGTGGCGCCTGCGCCTACAAGCCAAAGCGTAGCGGCATCCTCGACATCTGATAGTAAAGCTAAACCAACTAGAGTAACTGGTAGTAACTACGAGACTAAAGAAGAACGTGCCTTACGACAACTAATGATTGTAAGACAAAGCTCTTTATCTAATGCAGTAGCTACACTAGCAACACATGGTAAACCATTATCAAGTGCAGATGTTGTAGCTCTAGCTAAACAATATGAAAGATTTGTAATGGAGGGTAATTCCTCCACTGCAAATGCTATCGATGACTTAACTGGAGATATTCCTTACTAATATGGAAGCCTTAATTGACCAAGATTTAGTGTGCTTTCGATGCGCAGCAAGCGCAGAGAATGATGACTTAGGTATAGCTATATACAGAGCTAACGAATTGTTTGATCAGATTATTGAAAAGACAGGAGCTAGTTCTTATAAAGCTTTCTTAACAGGTACTAATAATTTTAGAAAACAAATCTATCCTGAATACAAAGCTAATCGTACAGCTCCAAAGCCTAAACACCTTGATGACTTAAGAGCATGGAGTGTGTCTGAGCTTAATACAGAAGTAGCAGATGAAGGATTAGAAGCAGATGATATGCTTGGCATCTATCAAACAGATGACACAATCATATGCAGTCTAGATAAAGACTTGTTACAAATACCAGGTCGACACTTTTCTTGGGAGATTAACGGTAAAGGTTGGACAAGACCTGATACTTTTGTTGAGCAAACAGAACTAGAAGGTCTTCGTCTATTTTATGAACAGTGTATTAAAGGAGATAGAAGTGACAATATTAAAGGCATTGAAGGCTTGGGTGAGAAGAAGGCAAGAGTCTTACTGGAACCTGCTCAAACAGAACAAGAAATGTTGCAGATAGTTCTAAATGCCTATGGCAATGAAGAAGAGTTTTTAATGAATGCTAGCTGTCTATGGATTCTTCGTAACGATAGACTGAAATACAAGGAACGATATGCCAGCATTTAAAAGTAAGTTTGAAGCAACTGTGTGGAAAAAGTTGCGCAAACATTACAAGTCATGTCAATACGAACCAGATAAACATGAGTACATACAACCTGTAATACATCGTAAGTATATACCAGATTTTAAAATGGCTCGTAATGTATATATAGAAGCTAAGGGTAAGTTAGACTTAGCAACAAGGCAAAAGATGGTATGGTTTAAAGAATCCAACCCACATATAACCATTATCTTTTTATTTATGAACGCTGACAATAAGATAACTAAACGCAGTAAAACAACCTACGGTGAATGGGCTACTAAGAATGGTTTCTTATGGTTAGATTATAGGAGTGATTGGATAAATGATTATAAAAAACTTAAGAAAAAATGAGGATGGTTCTTATGACTTTGATTTTACTGTAGACAATTTAGAAGCAGAGTTCTTAATGGATCATGCTATTAAAGATTTAATTAGAGCTGGCATCATTAAAATAAACGAAGGTGATGCTGAGTTTCAATTAGAAGAAGATATAAAACCTGGAGGGACGTTACAATGAAACACTTAGTTATACCAGATTGTCAGGTTAAGCCTGGCGTATCTGTTAAATATTTAGAAAATATAGGTAAGTATATAGCAGAGAAACAACCTGAAGTTATAGTATGTATAGGTGACTTTGCTGATATGCCTAGCTTATCAAGCTATGATGTAGGTAAAAAAGCTTTTGAAGGACGTACATATAAAGCAGACATACGAGCAGCACATAAAGGTATGGATGCATTACTAGGACCAGTTCGTAAGCTACAAGCTAGACAAGCTAAACTTAGAAAGAAACAATACAAACCTCGTATGATACTTACATTAGGTAACCATGAGGATAGGATAGATCGAGCTGTAAACAACGATCGTAAATTAGAAGAACTAATTAGTATTAAGGATTTAAATTATGAACAATATGGTTGGGAAGTATATGATTATCTTGACGTGGTTGTGGTTGATGGTATTGCTTACAGTCACTATTTTGCGAGTGGTGTCATGGGCAGACCAGTCACATCTGCTTCTGCTTTACTCAATAGAAAACACATGTCATGTTTCGCAGGACATCAACAAGGACGACAGATTGCATATGCTAGACGTGCAGATGGTAGAGAAATTACAGCTATCATAGCAGGTAGTTGTTATGAACATAATGAAGATTACTTAAACCATCAAGGTAATCAACATTGGAGAGGGTTCTATGTATTACATGAAGTAAAAGATGGAGCATTTGATGAGATGGCAGTCTCATTAAATTATGTAAATAGTAAATATGGGGTTGACAAACGTGCGAAAAAATGATATACTAATACAACAAGCTAGTAAAAAACAAGTTAGTGGTTCTCACTATAAAAACTTTTCAATACAGCCAGTAGAGTTTATTCATGCTAACAACATAGGATACTTAGAAGGTAACGTAATTAAGTATGTATGTAGATGGAAGAATAAAAACGGATTAGAAGATTTAGATAAAGCAATACATTATCTAGAATTATTAAAGGAACTATATCATGACACAGTTTGAACAACCTAAATTTAATTCTAAATCTAATACTAAAAAGTATGAAGACAACTATGATAGAATCTTTAAAAAGAAAACGAAAGATACTAAAAAGGTGGAGAAGAAATAATGGCATTAACGTTTTCAGAGCTTATAGAAGAGCTTTACAATGTTGACGAGATAACTCTGTTAGAAGTACTAGGCATTACATCAGAGGATTTAGTTAATAAATTTGTAGATAAGGTCGAGGAGCATCAAGAGAATCTCCGAGAATTAATAGATGATACTAAAGAAGGGTTTGATTTTTATGACTACGACGATAAGGAATGAGTTACCTACTCTATACCAACAAGTAATACACTCATCAAGATACGCAAGATATATACCAGAAAAGAATAGAAGAGAAACATGGGAAGAAACAGTTGACAGACTAGTAACTTACCTAAAAACTAAAACACCTACACTAGAAAAAGACATTGAAGAACTGCGTGAAGCAGTACTTAAACTAGAAGTAATGCCTTCAATGAGACTACTAATGACAGCTGGTGAGGCATGTGAACGAGACAATATAGCAGCATATAACTGTAGTTATTTAGCTGTAAATAATAAACGTGCTTTTAGTGAAGCA